CGGGCGATCGAGTAACGTTTGCAGACCTGAAGGAGGATTCTCTCCTACTAAAGCGACAGAACTATGAAGAACTGAAGAAATTAATAGGAACGAGCCCTCGAACACCTGTGTCTTATATAGGTCGGTATGACTACGAATACGATCCGGAATTGGTCAAGCACCTCACAAAGCCGATCCCCGTGGCTAAAGGGTCAGTAGATACCAGCTTTCTTCGCCAAGCAGAGAAAGTCCGTGTCTGCAGGTACCACACCATGGGTGAGAATCAGAAGGAGGGGCATGTGTCAATGAAACAGACGTATAAAGTAGCACAGCGAGACAAGAAGTTGATAGAAGTATGTCTCAGAAGCGGAGTAGCATCCGAGGACATTTTCCGACTCATATATACAACTGGAGATAAGACCGGGTTTGGCTATAGATTGAAATTGTGGGCGACGAAGAGAGTTCCCAATCCCGAGAACGAGATGAAACAACTTAGTGTGAACTTTGAAGATATTAGGAAACTTCTACCCGTGGACATCGATGGGTTACCGGACTGGAATGGAGACATGGATGCCTTTCTGGCAAAAGTGACAGTCAATAAGTCCTCAGGGGCTGGACCCCCTTTTTATCGAACTAAAAGGGTCTGCCTAGACGAGTGCTTTGACGTAGTCGCTGAGTTAGTGAAGGAAGCCGACCAAGACCACCTGGCTCAGTTTCTTCGAGAGAACGAAGAATTCCTGATAAGCCAGTGTAAGAACAAAACAGACCGATACCCTCCGGAAAAGTTAACAGAAAAGACTCGTCCCTACTTTGCTTTTTCCTTTCCTGTCCAGTTTCTATGTTCAGCCCTCAATCAGCCATTCACCAAAAACATGTATTTGTTTACAGAGAGAGGCTGCAATGCGTGTGGATTTTCCTACGCCAATGGAGGCGGACAAGAGCTCCTGGACTGGATGAGAGAGACCAAAGAGGGGGAGATAAAGTGCTGTATGTATGGAGATGACTGGAGACTCGTGTGGAGGAAAGATGGAGTGTTGTTTTCCAACTCTCCAGATTTTCAATGCATGGATGGGTCAGTACACAAGCGAATAGCAGAGGAGTATGTTAATTATGTCGTGGCGTGTTTTGAAAAGAAGTGGGGTTCTAACAACTTTTGGAAGTTCATCGGCGAAATCTGGAAGAAACAATTGGTAGGTACAAAGTTCTATGTAGACGGCTCGCAACCATATGAGAACGATTCAGGTCTTCTCACTGGTTGTGTTGGAACAACAGGAGTGGACACATTCCTCTCGGCGACAGCTTTTGCTTGTCTCCTTGAGAAACGACACCACGGCCTAGATCTCATGGATACTGAGAAGGTGGGGGCGTTCCTACTTTCTGCATTCGGCCTAAAATTGAAAGGAACAACATACGAGTGGAACATAGTCCAAGAAGACTTAGACGAAGGAGAACAACCGAACACTCAAGAGTTCCTTGGAGTGCAGCTTAAAATGATACAAGGTGGAAGACAACTGGAGGCAATTCCCTATAAAGAGGAATCAGACCTGATTAGTTTGATTGCGAATGCCAGGGTGCCTGAAGAAATTAGAGACCAAAAGAAAACTACTGGTCGTGCTAGGTATCTTTTTGACTGTGCTCGAGGGTATATGATCACTGCTGCATTTCTGCATGAAAA